AATAATATTAAATCTAATGAAAAGATCTGAATTAAAAGAGTTTATAAAAGGGGAAATAGTAACATCACTTTCTGAAGCATCTCCTGAAGATGTTAATAACCAAAAGGAATTAAATAAAGAACTTGAAAAAACAGCTAAACTAAGTAAGGATTTAGGTTTAGAAGAAGCTAATATAGGTTTAGACGATTTACAAGACATAGGATATGACGATGGTGAATATGCCTTTGATAAGCATTTTAATAAATCCCAATTAAATAATAGACTCGATACTAAGTATTATACAAGAGGATTTGTTCAAGCTATAACTGATAGCGCAGAATCACTTCGTTTAAATGAAAATGCAACACCAAGAGGTGAAGATTTTACTTATGACTATGAAGATATAGGTCAATTTTATTTAGAAGGATTTGGAAAAGAACATACCCTAAATCAAGACCAATTAGGAATGTTAGGTAAAAAAATCACTGATAACTTATATGGTGGTGATATTGGTAAAGCATATGATGCTGTTGTAAACCCCCATAAAAACCCTTACGATATAAAAGAAGATGAAGATGATGACTTAGATGCTAAAGCAATTAAACAAGCTAAAGGAGCTAGGGGTAAACATAAAAAATTAGATATAGCACTTAAATCTTTAAAATCAATAACTGCTGAAATGAAATCATTAGCACGTGAATACAGTAAAGCAGATGGAGTAGAAAAAGAAAAAATAAAAGATAAATTAAAGAAAAAAACTCCAATTAAAAAAGAATTGGAAGCAATGGTTGCTAAATTAGAAAAAAATGTCGTCTAAAGAAAGATTTTTATATATAGCTTTATTATTATTATCTAGTGTTTTTATTTCCTACTTATTCTTCTCTGAAGATGAAAGTTATGTGGAACAATATAATTTTGAGATAAAGAAATTAGAACAAAAAATAGATTCATTACATAATATAAACCATGAATTAACTTATAAAGTTGATACTCTACAAATTCAAGTAAAAGAATTAGATTTAGAATTGGGTTTAAAAGATAATAGAATAAAATCATTAAAATATGAAATTAATACTAAAATGGATGCTGTTGACTCTTTTAATGTTAACGAGCTTGAAAAGTTCTTCACAGACCGTTACAGACAGTACAACGATTCGATTAAAAAAACCAATAGCCCGATTAGTAATTAAAGATCTTATTAAAGGGGATGGTAATAAACAAGAAATAATACTTTTAAGTGATAAAATCAATATTTTAAACCAAAAAGGTATATTAAAAGATAGTATTATATCTAATTTAGATTTACAAATTAATAACTTTAATTCCATATTATTCCAAAAATCTAATCAACTAGAAATATCCAGGGAATTAACAGAAAAATTACAATTAGATTTAAAAAAACAAAAATTTAAAACTAAGTTTGTAAGTGGTATAGGAATAATAGCAATAATAGGAACAGTTCTATTAATTAATTAGTTATATGGCTGATATAAAAAAAGTAATACGTCAAGAATATCTAAAATGTGCTACAGACCCAGTACATTTTATGCGTAAATACTGTTATATACAACATCCACAACGTGGGCGTATACAGTTTAACCTGTATCCTTTTCAAGAAAAGGTATTAACGTTATTTCAAAATAATGATTATAGCGCAATATTAAAATCTAGACAATTAGGTATATCTACTTTAGTATCTGGGTTTTCCTTATGGTTAATGACTTTCCATAAAGACAAAAATATACTTGCCCTAGCAACAACACAGGCAACTGCTCGAAATCTAGTAACTAAAGTACAATTCATGTGGGAAAATTTACCTTCATGGCTTAAAGTGGATTCAGCTGAAAATAATAAATTATCCCTTCGATTAGCAAATGGTTCAAAAATTCAAGCAAAATCTTCTAATGCAGATGCAGCAAGATCAGAAGCAGTATCTTTACTGGTAATTGATGAGGCAGCCTTCATTGATAATATTGCTGAAACATGGGCTTCTGCACAACAAACTTTAGCAACGGGTGGTGGAGCTATAGTATTATCTACACCTTATGGTACAGGTAATTGGTTTCATCAAACTTGGGTTAGAGCCGAAGCAGGAGAAAATGATTTCTTACCAATAAAATTGCCTTGGTTTGTACACCCTGAAAGAGACCAAAAATGGAGAGATGCTCAAGATGCTTTATTAGGTGACCCTAGACTAGCAGCACAAGAATGTGATTGTGATTTTAGTACATCTGGTGATATAGTATTTTATAATGAACATTTAGAATTTTACGAAAAATCATACATAAAAGATCCTTTAGAACGTAGAGGAGCAGATCAAAATTTGTGGGTATGGGAAAATGCTGATTATTCTAGATCGTATATGGTTTTAGCAGATGTGGCTCGAGGTGATGGAAAAGATTTTTCTACTTGTCATGTGATGGATATTGAAACCAACGTTCAAGTAGCAGAGTATAAAGGGCAAATAGGTACAAAAGAATTTGGTCATTTATTAGTAGGTTTAGCTACAGAATATAATGAAGCTTTACTTGTAATAGAAAATGCTAATATAGGTTGGGCTACAATACAGGTAGCTATAGATAGAAATTATTCTAACCTTTACTATTCACAAAAGAGTGGAGAAGCCAATGCTAATTCGTATTTTGACCAATATGGAGATAATTCCAAAAAAGTAGCAGGTTTTACTATGTCATCTAAAACAAGACCTATGATTATAGGTAAGTTTCAAGAATACATTAGTGATAAAGGAGTGACAATTCAATCTAGAAGGTTAATTGAAGAAATGAAAGTTTTTATTTGGAAAAATGGAAGAGCAGAAGCACAAACTGGATATAATGATGATTTAGTAATGGCCTTTGGGAATGGGAATGTATGTTAGAGATACAGCATTAAAATTTAAACAAAGAGGAATTGATTTAACAAAACAGTCATTAAGTAATATGACAGTTAATAGAACACCTTATCAAGGGGGTTATGGTAGTGGTTACAATCAACAAGTAAAAAACCCATACAGTATAAATAATGACAAAGGTGGCAAAGAAGATATTAGTTGGTTATTATAACCATATTTATAAACAATAATTATATATTAAATGGCGGATAAAAGTGTATTTACAAGATTAAGGAGATTATTTTCTACCGACGTAGTAATACGAAACGTTGGGGGTAATCAAATTAAAACCATAGATTCGGGTCATATCCAATCTAGTGGAGAGTATGAAACAAATGCTCTAGTAGACAGATTTAACAAAGTCTACTCCTCAGCTCCAACTTCATTGTACGGAGCACAATTTAACTTAAACTATCAATATTTAAGAACCCAATTATATTCAGAATATGATGTAATGGATACAGATGCTATTATTGCATCTTCACTTGATATTATAGCAGATGAATCAACATTGAAAAATGATATGGGCGAAGTGCTTCAAATTAGAAGTTCAAATGAGGATATCCAAAAAATACTGTATAATCTATTTTATGATGTATTAAATGTAGAGTTTAACTTGTGGATGTGGGTTAGACAAATGTGTAAATATGGAGACTTTTTCTTAAAATTAGAAATTGCTGAAAAGTTCGGTGTTTATAATGTTATACCTTATACAGCATACCACATTGAAAGAATCGAAGGACAAAACCCAGAAAATCCATCTGAAGTAAAATTTAAATGGAACCCTGAAGGTTTTTCTGGTGGTTCGTCTAGTGGTTATTATAACGTAGCAGGAGCTAATGGTGTTAATGACGATAGAGGTGGTATTGTATATGATAATTATGAAATGGCTCATTTTAGAATGGTGGGTGATGTAAATTATCTTCCATATGGTAGATCTTATGTTGAACCAGCAAGAAAAATATTTAAACAATATACATTAATGGAAGACGCGATGTTAATTCATAGAATTGCTCGTGCCCCTGAAAAAAGAGTATTTTATGTAAATGTTGGAGCTATCCCTCCAGCTGAAGTAGAAGCATTTATGCAGAAAACTATTAATAACATGAAACGTGCTCCAATGATGGATGAAAAAACGGGAGAGTATAACTTGAAGTATAATATGCAAAATATGCTTGAAGATTTTTATATCCCTGTTCGTGGTAATGATAGTGCTACAAAAATTGATACTACACCAGGTTTACAGTATGACGGTATTGCTGATGTTGAATATTTAAGAGAAAAATTATTTGCTGCCTTAAAAGTACCTAAAGCATTTATGGGGTATGGAGAAGCAGAAGCAGGAAAAGCTACATTAGCACAACAAGATATTAGATTTGCACGTACTATTGATAGAATACAAAGAATTTTACTTTCAGAGTTACAAAAAATTGCATTAGTCCATTTATATACCCAAGGATATAAAGATGAAACTTTAACAAATTTTGAACTATCAATGACAACTCCTTCTATCATTTATGATCAGGAAAGAATTGAGTTAATGAAATCAAAATCTGAATTAGCTGGAACTTTATTAGAGCAAGGTTTAGTACCATCTGATTGGATTTATCATAACGTATATCATTTCAGTGAAGACCAATATGATGAGTATAGAGATTTAGTTCGTGAAGATTCTAAACG